CGTTGATATCGTAGCTGACCCAGTTGAGGGATGGGTAGCGCACTTTAGCCAGCGCACCGCCCGGGAAGTACGTGTAGGTGATGGTCCCGCTCATCTCCCCGAATTATGTAACATGGATTAAACGCACCCATTGGCAGAACCGCAATATGTCCTTGACGGTTTCGATGGAATCGTTCCATTTGAGCAACTCGCCACTGTGCGGCATTTCCAGACCCAGTTTGTGCAGCAGTTCTCCAAGACACTCTTCCAGGTCATCAGAATCAATCCCATAGATCTTCCGAAGATCGTCCATTGGCGATGGTTGGAACGACTTCCGGCCACTGTATCGGCGAAAATAGTCATAAACCACCAACGATATATCGTGATCAACTGAATACCCGTTAGCCTCATCCGCGAAGTGCTCTTCATCAATACCTTGATGCCATATGATTCTGCATAATCTCATAGCCCATGGCCCAAAGATCCAAACCAGAGAAACCGTAATTAGGACACCTGCAACGCTCATTCAGTTACTCCGAGAGGCATGCGTTAATCTGGAAGGCGTTCCATACGGCACCCAAAAAGCCCAGTTTCGGAACAATCCGCCCCGCAGCTGCGCCGAATGTGCTAGCGCCACCCGCACCGGGGATTTTACGGCCAGCCGACCAAGATAAGGCCTCTCTCATACGCCACGAAAACGTCGAACTTCCTTGCGCCGCGCCTGGAGGTGCCGCCGACTTATAGCCACCAACTAGCCGGCCAGTCACTGGAGATCTAAAGCCAGCGACTTCGCGGCCGTTGTAGGCATATCCCCCTTCAACGGACCCGTTAATGAAAGACAAACCCGCGCAATCAAGGTTATGAGCCGTTCGGTAGTAGGCAACTGTAATCACCGCCTTCGATTTTTCGCCAAGTTCTTGGTCTTGTTCTTTCTGCTCTGCCTCACGTTGTGCGCGTCGTCTCGCCTCATACTGCATTCGATTGTGTTCCGCCTGAGCGGCTGCCACCTCATCGCGATTTTCAGGGACGTTTACGACAATGCCGGCGCCGTTCCCACCGATGATCCCTTCAGAGCATTTCCCTTTGAAGAGTTCGTCCCCTTCGTCGGTATAGCCGCCGTCCGCAGACCTGCTGCATGCACCACTCGGATCCACGTACCGAAGCGGGTTATTTCGCACATACGCATACATGTTCCAGCTTTGGCCGTCCTCAGGCCGCTGATCGGCGAACGGGGCGTCGGGGCTGGTGAATCTGGCGGTGTTGGCCCAAAAGTAGCGGGCGTTGAAGTAGTCCTGGCCGGTGTCGGTGCCGGCGTTGGACTCGCCATCGCGCATCTGGCCGGTGAAGAGCGGCTTGTTATTGGATGCGCCGCCGTAGCAGTCCTGGCCGGTGCGCGCGATCTGGCCGCCGAAGGGCGCGTAGTCGAGGCGTTCCACGCATCCGCCCGTCGCGTTCAGGATCATGCGCGTGGAGCCCAGGTAGTCTGTGGTGAAATAGTGCGTCGCCGCCGTCTGGGCGGGACCGCCGTACTCGGCCATCAACTGGCCGAATGCGTCATAGAAATAGTAGGTCGTAGCGCCGTTGGCCGTCTTGGCCACGCGGCGGCCTTCGGCGTCGTAGGTGTAGCTGGCGATCTCGGTGGTGCCGACCTTGATCCGTGACATCCGGTTTTCGCCGTCGTAGCTGGCCACTGTTCCTGCAGACACCGACAACTGCGTTTGGTTCCCCATCTCGTCATAGGTGGTGTTGGCCAGGCGATTGTTCACGGTGCTGCCCGAAAGGTACCACGACGAGCCGGTCTGCCGAAGGGCTGGCACCCCGTACGCGCTAGTCTGCCACACGTTGCCAAAGGCATCGTGGCCGAACCACTGAGACTTTCCGCTTGTCTCAGAGAAGTACGACAGCCGGTCCGCGCCGGTGTAGTAGTAACTGCGGTCCACGGACTGCAGCGTGCTCTGGTGCAGGTGTTCCAAGCGCTCGACGCGGAGATCACCGTTGTTGTCGGATCCGGTTTCTTCGAGCGTGGTGGTGTTGTAAGCACCCGAGTAGGCCCAGCGCAGCCGCAGCAGGGTGCTTGCGCCCTTGGTGACCTCAACGCGGCGGGCCTGCAGGCGGCTGTTGTAGATGCGGGATTCGGTCCACTGGTTGGCGCCGTCCAGGCCGAGGGTGGCGCCCACAAGCGCACCGGCCGGATTGTAGGCGGCGTTCTGCATGTAGTAACTGCTTCCCGATTGGCCCTTCCGCACCCGGCTGATGCGGTTGGCTCCGTTGATATCGTAGCTGACCCGGTTGCCTGAAGGGTATTGCACCTCGGCCAGCGCGCCACCCAAGGCGTACTGGTAGAGGAAGGTGTAGTCGCTCAAGTCGCCGGTGGTTTGGCGGCTGTCCCGCACGCGGCCCAGGGGATCGATGCTGCGGTACTTGGTGCCGGAGACGATGGTTTGACTCCCGCTGACGCGAGCAACCGCATGAGTGAGCGCGCCACGGGCGTGATCGCTGCGCCCCCCGACGGCGACGCAGTTATCATCTGAAAGGTTATATTCCTTACCGTCGTAGCAGAAACGAAGGTTCGGCGTGACGGGATCCGTGGTGCTGTAGTCCGTTTTGGTCACCCTACCGAGGATGTCCAAAGTGTTGGTGAGGGTGACGCTGCGGGCATCGGTACGCGTTTGAAGCGCGCCGTTCGGGAAGTAGGTATAGTTGATCGCACCACTCATCTCCGGGTTGGAGGCGGAGAGCAGCCAGCCCAGTGAATTATAGGTGTAGGTGCGGGTTTGCGTTTTCTGGCTGCCGTAGGTCCAGGCATCACTTTGCGTGACCCCGGTGAGATTGTCGAGGACATTGTAGGTGTAATAGGTGGTGCCCGCGGGGTTGGTGGCGGACTCGATGCGCCCCAGCGCGTTGACCACGGTGGAAGTCAACTTATTTGCCTCGTCGGTTACCTGGGTGGTGTAGCCGCTGTTGGCAACCGAGCGCGTTCCGGTGACCTGGGTATTGTTGCCGAATGGCGCCGGCTTTTCCGCGCCGCGATAGTGCTTCACTTCGATCACTCGTCCGGCCTTGTCCAGCTTCTCGCGGGTCCATCCCATGGTGGATTCGGTGTCCGATGCCGGGTAGGTGAAGGGCGTGGATGTGATGGTGTAGTGAGCATCGTTACTCACGGTTCTGCCGAGGGTGACGCTGTGGAACCCGTCGGTTCCGGAAGCGCTGATTGGAGAACTCGCGCCGTCCGTATTCTCCCTGGTGCGGAACAGTTCACCAAGCTGGGTGAAGTGGTAGACCACGCCCAGTTTCCCGTCCTGCACCGTACGGACTCGCCGATAGCCATCCTCGTATTCAAACGAGGTTACGCGCTTGCGGGTGGGATCGGATTGCTCGGCAGCGACGGCTTCCTGCGTAACGCGCCCATAGTAATCATAGGTGTAGCTTGTCCGCGTGTTTTGGTTGGAGGCGAAGATGTCGTGGGTGAGCACACCGGTGGCGCAGTCGTAGCGGTAGTCGTGCTGTTGCGCGTCGCCTTGGCCATATCCCACCGTGATGGTCGTAGGATAGAGGTTCTGATAGCTGGATGGACAACTGCCGCCGGAAGGCTGGCTCTGGACCACCGCGTATTGATACTTCGTCACCATGTTCCGAGGGTCGGTGACGGTATCGAGCAAGCCGTTCTGCCCTGAGACGTAGGTTCGAGACGTGACCGCTGCCGTGGACCCGGAGAGGGTAACGCCGGTGCTTGCCTCAGCGGGAGGAGTCGCCGCGAGGACGCTGTTCCAACGGTACTCGTACAGGACATTGCCGGTGGTGTTCGGGTTGTCGTACGTGAACTGGGCGAGGGACTTGGCGTTCGAGGGGTTGGCTTCATTGCCGGCGTAGCCCCGAGACTCCAGCAAAGAGTCGCGCTTGGTGTTGGCTGTATAGCTCCAGTATGCGTTCGTCAGACCGGCGGTCGGCGCCGTGGCTGCTCGCACGGGGCTTCCCGCTCCGCCTGGGGGATTCCAGTAGCGGTTCTCCGTCTTTCGAAGGACCGTGCCTGAGACCGTGCAGCTTGGATCGTCCGAGGGAGTGGAAACCCAGCTATATTCCAACCGGGTCATCAGGTTTCCGTTCTTGTCATAGTCAAGCACGGAGGCGGAGACCGGATTGGTGCCCCCAGCCAGACTGCGATATTCGGCTTTGATGTACGGGTTCTTGGGGTCAATCGTCGTTGCGACGCCAATCCACGGTTCATTGAACTGCCAGCACCGCCACGTATTCCCCGCAGGCTCGGTGATTCGATAAACCAAGCCTCTGTTCCACGACATCGCGTCGCGTGCGTAGAAGTAATGCTGCGTTTGGCCTCCGTCAGGAGCGGTAATCGTGCTTTGAGTCGCCTGGACGTTGTAGGTCCATGATCGCGTCTTTGAGTCCGACTCCTCCTCCTGATAGGTGAGGACCTTGGAGGCAAGCGGATTGATGTTGGCGTCGAACCACGGCGTGGGAGAGCTTCCGCTAATCAACTGCTCCCGGCGCGACCAGGTGTACTTGACACTTGCCCGGACGCTCTCTCCCGTCTTGCTCGGCAGTTTCATCTCCAGCAGTTCACCCATGGCGCGGTCGTTGGCCGCGGCGGTGCTGTCGGCATAGAGGAAATCGTAGTTCAGCCCAACTGGCAGCTCTATCTTTTCCACCACACGAATGGAGTGGTTCACGATGCAAGTGTAGGATTGCAGAGTGGACGGTTCGCGGCACTCGTAGATCATTCCGTTGGTTGCGCTTGGGAAGAAAGCGCCGAAGAAGATGTGCTTCCAGTAGACCTTGGTGACGGGGACGTTGGGCTTGCCGGTGGGATCACCTGACGTGCTGACATCTGCCCCGACCGGGAGCACCCGAATCTCGTCGATACCGGTACCCAGAAGCGTGGGATTGGAGTGTGCAAGGAGAACTTGCCGCCCCACGGGGTCAATCAGCCGGGTAAGCGCAACCAGACCAGTTTGCGAATCGATTTCATTCTGAATCTGAGTGCAATTCCCGTTGCGATCACAGATTTGGTTTGCTTCCTTCTGGTATCCGGGCCACACAATTGGTCCGCTGACATAGTCTCCATTGGGCATAATGGCGCGCCAAGTGCCTGCGCTGCTGACCGTTGCCACAGTCACCTCAACCCGGATGAAAGAGCCATCCGTGGTGTAGTAGGTCAAGGTTGGGCCGATGTTGTAGGTTCCCGTTGCGTCTTTTCCAGTGAGGTAATAGATGCTGTAACCGTCGCTGTCGTTATGCGCGGCAACAGGCACTCGCAGCCAGAGTGTATGGCTCCCGCCGTCTCCGGTCGTTAGCGTCTGTCTGATGCAAGGTGTGTAAGACGGACAGTCTCCCTTGACGTCGGTCTCAATCGCCCATCGATAGTTGTACTTCCACCCTCCGGACGAATGATCCGTCACCGGCTCCAGTCGGTCCACCCACGCAGGAACCTGATTTTGGGTGTCGTATTCATTGACATAGTCTTCGTTGCCGGGTTGCGTTCTGGTGTTGAAGATCGCTGATCCGTAGGAGAGAGTCAACGGAAAGCTGCTGCCGTTTCGCCCCGGCGCTGTCCGAGCGAGGGGGAAGCTTAAGGCCACGACACCATTCGTTGCATTGACGCTCTCCACGTCAGTGAGAGCATAGGTTCCGGTAGGATGGAATCCCCGGTCTGGCCGGAAGGTATTGGCCGTGGGCGGAGTCTGACTGAACGCCGGAAGCGCGACGAGCAGCAACAATGCGGTCGCGATGCGACACCGGATGACTTGAGGAAAGCGGGAAATTCGCTGGCGGATCATCGTCTATCTCCTTACCGCACTAACTTGAATGAGTCGTTGCTCCCCTTTGGCAAGACCGATCCACCCTGCAACATGAATGTGTGGGTGACCTTCTCGCCCTCGAGCCGGATGACTTTGCCAGGGAAGCTGTAGCCGGATATCAATTGGTAGTCGGAAAGAACGACTTGGACCGGGATTACCTGGCTCGACCGTTCCGTCGAGTAGCGCACCCTGCTGAGCAGGCCCGTTTCAGAGTCGAACAGATACTGGCGCTGCACGTGGGGCTTTCCGTCGCGGGCGGTCGACGGAGCATAGAGGTCATAAATGTCGGCCTGCGCGCCAAAGCCTTTGACACCGGCAACCACGAATGAGTCGCCAATCTTCCTGAGGCTTCCGCCGCCAGCCATGCCCTGCAGGAACCCTTCGGCGCTGTCGCTGCCAAACAGTTCGGCAAGAATCACGTCATCGTCCTCTTTGGCGCGACTGGTGGCCAGCGCATCGAGATTGTCGACAATGGTCCTCGGAGACGGCCCGCCAAGATCGATTCGCAGAAACCCCGGTGATTCCTTCACCACAGTGATCGGTGCCGAAAGGCCATTGCGGTCGATGGTTCCGACGAGACTGACTCGTTCCTTGCCTTTCTCGTGAAGCCGGTCACCTAGCGCGTCGACAACTTGCCGAAGCGAAGACGAGACGGAGACCGGATGGAGATAGATGGGCTTGCGTTCCGCGGACTGTGCGCTCCCCACGTGCGTGCAGACCATGGTGAGGAGCACGACGAAGACCTCGAAGAGGTTCAATGATCGAGATTTGCTGGGCATCTACTTGCCTTTCCTATCGGGCTATTGAACAGTCGCCCTTTACTGGCTGTTGGGTTCCGGGATGACCGCTGGCGGGTTCGCGGCGTCCGCAGGACAAAAGGAGCTTGGCCCTTTGCCGCCTACCGTGTTCCTGGAGCGCTGCTCACGGAACTGCTTCTCGACGAGACAGCCCGAACCGTAAGGGATCTGTGCTTGTCCCCGGGATCACTTGTTTCGGTACGGTAATCACCTCTCCGCTTTCTGGCAGATTGCGATTGTCTTTGTCATTCAGACGGACATTGCTTCCAGCTATGAACAATTGGGCATCCTGGCCATTCGGAACCGCCGTCCCGAGTTCGTAGCCAGTGGTTGTTGTTCGCAGCAACATCGCTTTCCGCAGATTTCCGGAGCGGCTGCGGATGGCTACATACAGAAAGCTTGTTTTGCGCTTGGTGTCGGCTTCCTCGGCTTTCAGCGTTTCCTGAGGATCATCAATGGCGATCCGCAAGAGGGTGCCGAATTCGACCGGCACGTCGATCCCTTGCAGCAAGCCGCCCGCATTGAGTTGAACCGTAACCGGTGCATCGGACCATTCGCAGGGGTCGAGCAGCGCCGAGCCCATCTGTTGGACACAGAGACGATAGATGCCAGGATTCAGCCCCGTCAGTTCGAAGCTGCCGTCGCCACTGGTCTCCGCGCGAGCGACGGTGAGTTCCGTCTCCGTGCCGAAGCCTGGCTGGCGCGACGTTTGCACCATGGCTCCAAACACGGGGCGACCTTCACTGTCGACGACGCGACCTCGAATGGCCCCGGAGGGCTCCGTTTGGGCGGAGAGGATTGCGCCAATTGCCGCAAAGGCCATGAGAAGGAGCAAGGAATGCGCGATGCGTGAGATGTGTTTCATGAATGTGGCCTCTCTACGGAATTTGCCAGTAACTCACCCATTGGTTGCTGAGGATCATGCCACTGCGATCGCTACCAGCCACGTAGATGTCCTTGTAGCCATTCCATGGCCAGATCGCGGTAACCGGCACCGTCACGGTGAGACGTTTGTAGGTGCTGTCGTACGACTTTGTGGTGGATGCACCATTGATGGAACAGTAGCCGTTGCTGATCGTGGTGCCTCCGGCGCCTATTTTCGTCACCCCTTGCCAGCGGATGTCATCCGCGGCCATTAAGACCAGGGAGTCGGCGGGCGCGAAGTAGAAGAAGTGACACGCGTTGACGGTGGAACCGCCAGAGTTCGGGATCGATGTCTGGATGTCGTCGATGTCGAGTTGCGAGATCGACACGTTCTGCGCGTCCGAGAGCCAGACGCTGAGATTGATGGACGTGGAGTAGGTGGCGCCACTGGCGCCGGCGCCATAAGGAGCGGAGACCTGGGACGGGATGGTCCACGTGCCATGGGAGGCCCAGCCAGAGTTGAGCGCGGCGTCGCGCGCATAGAGGCGCGTGGTGTAGTTTCGGTACGTGCCCGTCGCGAAGCCGATTCCAATGCGAAGTGTGAGGTCATTGCCGGAGGTGGAAACCACCAGAGAGCCGCCGATTAAGGTGCAGCGTGAGTTGCCGATGTTCGCCCCGCTGGAACTTGGCGTGATGGAGCCAGAGACAAATGCGGATGCCGCGTCGTTGTAGAGCCGGACTACGTTCAGGGACTTCGTGTAGACGAAGCGGCAGGAGTTCGAGAAGGGCGGACTGGCCGATTCCGAGTAGCTTACCTCCGCTTCGACGATGTCCGCGGCGCCGTTGAGGTCGCTGAATTTGTACTCGAAGACATTCGCCCAGCCGCTGTTGTTGGTCGGGGAAGCGCTGACGGTGGTTGGCGCATAGGCGGTGGGTGTCCCAGATGCCTTGATCTCGATGGCGACCAGCTTTCCACCCGCGCGAATGTATTCCTTGGTTGGGTTCGATTGAGCCGCAAGCATGGATGGGATTCCAAGGACAATCAGGAACAACACTAGGCCCCGTTGTATCCTGGCTCTTTCCGAATACCGTTTGTCATGCTGGCCTGATCTACTCGCTAAGTGCATTGGTCTACCTCGAACGAGTGACTTGAAGGCTCAGAGTAAATCAGATAATAGAATCCGCAAAGCGAATTCGTTCAGCATAAATAGTTTACGGATCAGTATCTTAACAATGGTTTCGTCGATGTTACAATCTCTCCCCCATATGGGGATGTGGCATCCCTATATGGGCTACGAACTAGATCAAAGCGGGGTAATTAGAACTATGTAATCAACTCGGAGCTACGAGCGCCGCCTCAGCGCTGTATACGCCTAGATAGATATTGACGACAGCGAGAGAGGTATCCGCTCGTGCGTTTATCCCAATGATTGTTTCCCGTGTCACCCTCACGGCCATTACGGCGAGCGAATCATCGAGTATTATCGACGGCCTCAAACCGCATGTGCTGCGCACGCCAGCAAGCCTCAGCCGCCACCAGGCGTAGATGCCGCTCTGTGAGATTGGAATCTTGAACGGTGGCGTTGATATCGAGAAGCGCCTCCTGAATGTCCGGCGCCAGCAGTGTCAGGTTCATGATCTGTGTCACACGCGCCCGGGTAACGTAGCCCAGCTCCGCGACCTCGGCGTAGTCCTTCACCTCCCCACGGTCGATCATGTCCTGGAATTTGATGGCGAGGGCCATCAGGCGTGTCAGGCGAGGGATCTTTGGGGTGGCCGGTTCGGGCGGTTTGGTCTTCTTCGCGCCCGGCCTTGCCCGCTCGCGGCGTGTCATGGGGATGACGGTCTCCACCTGCACAGAATCGCCAGTGGTGGTATCGCATTTCAGAGAATCCCTTGGCATAGTTCCTTTGCTCCTGTGCTGCGGAAGTTTACGGTCACTTTGCCGGTGACGCCGTCGTAGCCGACCTTTTCCACCAGCAACTGGACGAGTTGCTCCTGCTCGCGAGTGGCCAGCGAGATCCAGACGCTTTCGAACTCTGCCAGTGTCCGGCGCAGATCTTCAGGGTCGACCGGGTTCTCTTCGCAGGATCGGATGTCACGAGTAAGCCCATCCAACTGGTGTTCCGTCTTGCGGATCTCGGATTCCATCGTGGCCATGCGGTCGAAACGGGCACCGGAGTCCTCGGAGGTGTCGGCGGCCAGGCGGGCGAGTTCCAGGTTCAGTTGGCGCAGCGTGCGCCGGACGGCGTCCTGTTCCGCCAGAAGCTCCTCTCGGCGCCGGCTCAGTTGGTTGATACATTCGGCGAGGACGGCCTCGGCCAGATGGGGATCCGTTCCTAGGCGGCGGATGCTGTTGAGTACTGCGCCCTCGATTGCCTCGGCCTGTACGGATTTTGTCTTGCAGTTCTTCCAGCCTTTCTGCTGGGCCTTGTAGCAGACGTAATAGCGGTAGCGGCGCGTCCCGCTCTGGGTTACGGTGTGCATCATCGGCGTGCCGCAATGGGTGCAGAACAGGAGCCCGCGAAGCAGGGCGCCGTACTTGTTCTTGGCCACTGCCCCGCGGGTGCACGCGCCCTGCTTCAGCATCGCCTGCGTGCGGTCCCAGGTCCGCTGGTCAATGATCCTTTCGTGCTCGCCGGGGTAGGCAACTCCCTTGTGCACCACCACGCCGGTGTAGAGGGCGTTCTTCAGCACGGCGTAGACGGTGCTCTTGTGGAATCGCTTGCCTTCGATCTTCCGGCCCGCCGCCGTCGTCCATTCCTTGGTGCGCCAGCCAAGCTCATCGATCTCCTGGAGCACGCCGCTGATGGATCCGTGCTTCAGGTAGAGTTCGAACATCTCCCGGACAATTCGGGCTTCGTGCGCGTTCACCAGTAGCTTCCCTCCCTTGGGATCGATGTCATAGCCGAGTACGGGTATCCCGCCGATCCACTTCCCCTTGCGGCGGGCGGCCGACAGCTTGTCGCGCGTGCGCTCCGAGATTATCTCCCGTTCAAACTGGGCAAAGGAGAGCAGGATGTTCAGCGTGAGCCTGCCCAGGGAGTTCGTCGTGTTGAACTGCTGGGTGACGGAAACGAAGCTGATCCCGCGCTGCTCGAAGACCTCCATGATCCGGGCGAAATCGAGGAGTGACCGACTGAGGCGGTCCACCTTGTAGACCACCACGCAATCCACCGCACGCTGGTTGATGTCGGCCAACAGCCGTCGCAGTGCGGGTCGGTCCATGTTGCCGCCGGTGTAACCGCCATCGTCGTAGCGATCCTCCACCACCTGCCAGCCTTCGTTCTTCTGGCTGAGGATGAATGCTTCGGCAGCTTCCCGTTGCGCGTCCAGCGAGTTGAACTCCTGTTGCAGGCCTTCCTCGGTAGATTTCCGGGTATAGATCGCGCAGCGGATCACCGAAGCCGGCGCGGGGTTGGTAGCACCGCGCGCACGGTTACTCCTGGGCATTGGCTGCCTCCTTGGGGCTGGGCAGCCCGAAAAACGAAAAACCATTCCAGTGGGTGCCGGTGACTTCCATGGCGATCGCGGTCAGGGACCGGTATAGCTTCCCCTGGAATTCGAAGCCGTCCACCCGGACTTTGACGGCCACGCGCTGCCCTTTGAACTCACGTTCCAGCCAGGCTCCGGGTGGCGGGAGCCTCGGATCAAGCGCGCGCGGAACGCGCACGCTGACGCTCAGGTAGGAATCGACCTTTGGGTCCTGCCCGTTCTTCGGCTTTGGCGCCCGCAATCGCAGGTCCGCGTCGTTGGCGATCTCGAGGGCGCGGCGGCGCGCTCGTTCCGAAAGGCCACCTTCTGCCAGTGCCTGGATCCGCCAGGCAATTCTGCGGAACAGGTACTGCTTGTGATTCGACCGGGATTCCTCACCGAAGACCTCCCGGTACCTGTCCCGGAGCTGGTTGACCGTCATCCGGCCGAGCTCCTCAATCTGCTCTTGGATCGAGTGTTCCACTCGTCTCTCCTTTCTCGAAGGCGTTAACCTCGTGTCCATGAGGGCTCGACTTCGGAGGAGTAGCAAGGGAATCGGGATAACGATTCTGGTCCCGTTGCCGCAGGTATCCGGCGGCCAGGAATCGGGCGATCGACTGGAAGTCCTCGGGTGGAATCCGCAAGGCGGCGTACCTCGCTGATGTGGTCTGGGGCGCCACAGCAGAAGTCCGCCACGCGGTCGTTCGGCTGGAACTTGGAGAGGGAGGATACGATTCGTTTCTCCCTACGCAGTAAACATACGCGAGGTACGGCAAAAGTGGAAACCGGAGCACGGGAGTTGAGAATCGGCGGAAGCGCGCAAACGGCCAATTGGTGGGAGTCGGGAGCCGATCGGTCAGAACGCTCCCGGCAAATCGGCTTTGCCGGGACGTCCTGTCAGGCGGTCTGAACGGGTGCCGTTAACCAAAATTGGGCTGTCTCACGCCGGAGAATGAGAATTTTGGGCGAGAGTGAGAGGAAATGGGCAGGTTGGGTGCCACGGGCGTTTCTCAACGAGGCGGTGAAGGGAGAGGGCGAGAGTCGCGAGATCCTTCGAATGCTGGCCATTTCGGCGCAATTCGCGCCGGCACACGTTGGCCGATGTCGTTAACCACTGGGAGAAAGGAATTCGTACGAACGGGGGATTGGCTCGGCAGGCCAAACAAAGGGTGTTTTCAGGTGGAGGTGCGCCTCGCAAGTTACTGATTAGCCTTGGCCTGCTCAAAATCAGCAGGGCGAGCCTCCCAGATCGCCGCATTCATAGGTTCCTCTCCGCGCCGATCTCGAGTCGGTGAGAGCATCCGACGCTGGGACTCGACAATGCGCCGTGATGTCGGTAAGAAACGGTTATCATCGTTGGCTATCCCGGCGGCTAAATCGTCCTCCGCTACCGCTCTGCGCTCCCGATCGACGCCATCTGGCAGCAGCTCGCCGGTGAGGCCGACGGCATCATCTACTGCGCCCGCTGTCCCGCACCCAACTGCCGCCGCTGGTTCCGCCGCACCCGTGGCCACAGCGACCGCCAGTACTGCGCAGCCACATGCCGGATGCGCGCCTGGCGAGCATATGCAGCCCAGCCTGTCACTTCTTGCCCTTCGCCTCGGCTTCCACTACCTTCGTAACCTCGATCATCATATCGAAGGAGCTAAGATGCCCATAGCGTTGTTTCGTGCCCTTCAGCTTTTCCTTTATGGACTCTGGCAACTTCGGATCGATGGGCGCCAGTTCCGGCCCACGAAAGACGCCTTCCAGCACAACTTCCGCTTGCCGATCCTTCCGGAGGATTTGGCGCAGCCTCCTCTTTTTCCCTTGCACGTGCGCTCGAGGGGAAACAAACACGAGGGGCTCGCCGTTCCGGCACGCAGGATCGGATAACGCGCTCTGCTCCGCTCCCTCCTGAAACAAAGCTCTGACCCGAATGGTCTTGCCGCTGAACTGTTGCCAGTTCGTGACAAGAGCACACAGGTCCAGCTGTTGAGGCTCCTTTCTAGTCTGCGGTGCCACCGGCACGGACGCAACAAAGACCAGGCAAATGAACAGATTACACATGGCGCGTTTCTCCTTACTGGTTCCGGAAGAACGGCTCGGGATAAAGAACTGAGTCGAGATCCTTGTACCCCTGCCTGGGATCGTTCAACAGGTCTTGGATGAGCTGATCCCTCAACGCCGGCATCATGCCAGGTGTGAACTTGCACTCTCTCTGAACGCCGCAGGGGCCATAGTTCAGCGGATCATTTCCGGAGAGCGAGATGCCGATCGACAGTTGGTACGCTCTGGTCTCGGTTGCACGGTGGGTGATATTGAGGCGCTGGTCAAATATCCCACCGGTGTTCACGCTGTTGATGAACTCCTGGTAGTCGGCGACATGACTGCCCTCATGCGCGATTGTGCCAAGATTGCCGATCTGTCCCTTCTGTATGGTCACAAGCAGCGTCGCCTGGACCTTCGAGGGATCAGCCGGATTCGCCTCGATGCCGGTACCAGTCCTCTGGACCGTCCCGCCACGATCGACCTTGCCTGACGTGATCTTGTCTGCGAATCCAACAGTGACGCCATTGCGTTTCCCAGGGTCGCCGTAGGCTAAGCCGGCGCGGCGAATGTCCGCATTCTTTGAGTTTAGGGCCTGCTGGCGCGTCTGCTCAAAGGCAGCGCACTCTTTCTCGGTCCCGCTGCAGATGTACTTCCCAGTCGGGTCCCTGAATCGCAGCGGATTGTTTCGGACATAGGCGTACATGTTCCACTGCTGCGGGTCCAGAAGCTTCTGCTTCAGGATGTGAACCGGATCTGGGCTGGTAAACCTCCCCTGCGCCCCCGAGAAATACCTCGCCCCGAAGTAATCCAGCGCCGTCTCTGCGTCCCTTTCCTTGCCCGTAAACTTCACCCTGGGCTCGGTGGCGCTCGCGTAGCACGAGCCGCGCCCGCCCATGCCCTGCGTCATCTGCTCGCCGAACGGCAGGTAGTCCAGGCACCGCCGCTCAGCGCCGGTCGAGCTCGTCACCAGCCGCGTCGAGCCCAGATGGTCTGCCGTCAGGTACTCCGTGCCCACCGGATCCGCCGTGCCGCCGTACTCCGCCGCCAGCCGGCCGAAGGCGTCGTACACCATCACCACCGGGCCCTTCTTCACCCGCCGCCCTTCGCCGTCGTAGGCGTAATTCGTCGTGATGCTGTTCAGCGTGCTCGACACCAGGCGGTTCTCGGCGTCGTAGGCGAACGTGAAGCCCCCGATCGCCGTCAGGTTGCCGGCCGCGTCGTACGCGATGCCAAGTTGCGGGTTCACGAGCTGGTTCTTCACATTGAACCACGTCGGCGAGACCGGCGTGAAGCTGCCCGGCGCCCAGCCGGCCCCCGTAGACCACGAGGGCGCGTAGCTACTGCCGCTCTCAATCCTTGCGGCAAGCTCATCAGGCCTTGCGCGCCTTCGATGCTACTGCATGACGATAATTCAAGAACTGTCCAAGAAATCGGGGGCGGTACACCCGAAGTAATCCAGCCCCGCCTCGGCATCCCGTTCCTTACCGGTGAACTGCATGGTTTCGATGGCCGTTATAAACGCACTTGGGCTGATCGCCACGCCTTCCATACCAAATAGACTATTAGCGCATGCGTTGAGATCAATAGGATGAGGATCAGCCAGTCGGTTCCTGTGAATGGAACACGAAGAACCTGAACCTGTTCGACATCCTCCCGAGGGCTGGTCAATACGATGTTCGCAGGCCAGCCCGATTCCCAGAGCCGATAACCCACGATCAGGTCGACCAAGAGAAGGATTCCAAGCAATACCGTTAGCGGTATTCTGAAACGACGCATCGCTCTTCTCCCTCACTGCCTCGGCTTGTTAGCCTCGGGATTCAGCGGAACCGCGTACCGTCGCGGTATGAGGCCTTCGCGGAACCCTTGCTGGCTCGCACCAGCCGCCTGCGCCGCCACCCTGCTGTCTACGACGGCCTCGCGGGCCAAGTATTGGAGGAAACCTGCAATTCCGCCGGGCAGTGGGTTGTAAACGTCGCCCAGGAACTGGTGACCAAACTCGTGCTCAGTCGTGTTCGTGAACAGCGGGTAGGCGTTTCGGTCGTGGACCTCATTGAAGTTCACGAACGTCACAGCAACGTCCGTATTCCGATCTACGCCGGAAACGCCGACCGCGCCGTTTGGCGTGGCGTTCGAGACGACGAGATTCAGCGCGTCCGATTTGATTCCTGTCAGTTGCGGTTGGCCGTTTGCTCCAACCGTGTAGGAGCCCGCCGTGTACGTGAAGTCCAGCTTGATGTTGGAAGTGCCGTAGTCCTTCTGAGCTTTGGCAAGTTGGCCTTGCTCGAACTTCTTCTTCTGTTCCGCGGTTAAACCCCTGCCCCTGTTGGCCGTCCGATCATAAAGGACGTTCACCTTCACGACGATGGTGCACTTTGGGTCTTTGGCACAGTCCTCAGGAACCTCCAGGCCGTCAGGATCCACGTAGCGCAAAGGGTTATTGAACGCATATGAGTATCGGTTCCATGTCTGTGGATCGCTCGCCTTAGCGCTCGCCATAAGCGGATCGGGCGTCGTAAACCGCCCCTGCGCTCCCGAAAAGTACCGAGCACCGGAATAATCCAATCCCGTCTCCGCATCCCGCTCTTTCCCCGTAAACTTCACCCTCGGCTCGGTGGCGCTGGCGTAGCACGACCCGCGCCCGCCCATGCCCTGCGTCATCTGCTCGCCGAACGGCAGGTAGTCCAGGCACCGCCGCTCAGCGCCGGTCGAGCTCGTCACCAGCCGCGTCGAGCCCAGATGGTCTGTCGTCAAATACTCCGTCCCCACCGGATCCGCCGTGCCGCCGTACTCCGCCGCCAGCCGCCCGAAGGCGTCATAGACCATCACCACCGAGCCCTTCTTCACCCGCCGCCCTTCGCCGTCGTAGGCGTAGGTCGTTGTCACGCTGTTCAGCGTGCTCGACACCAGGCGGTTCTCGGCGTCGTACTCAAACGTGAATCCCCCGATCGCCGTCAGGTTGCCCGCCGCATCGTACGCGATGCCAAGTTGCGGGTTCACGAGCTGGTTCTTCACATTGAACCACGTCGGCGAGACCGGCGTGAAGCTCCCGGCACCAACCGGCACCCGTAGACCACGACGGCACGTGAATACTGCCACCTTCAATCCTTGCGGCAGGCTCATCGGGTCCTGCGTGCCCTCGATCCAACTACATGACGATAATTCAAGAAACTGTCCAGGGAATATGGGCGGTACAGGATGATGTGAGTCGACCTTCGGCTGCGTAGTAGTAACGGGCCAGAAAGTAATCGGACCCTGTCTCCGCATCCCGTTTCTTGCTGGCGAATCTTGTAGCCAAGCACGTCATAGCAGTGGATCCCTCGTCTGCTGCGTCCGCACCCAGTTCAGCCAGTGAACCATGTCACGCAGCGTTCGAATCTTCAAGTCTCGCTGGACGAGTATTTCTTCTGGTGGCATCATCAAGCCTAACTGCTTGAGCAAATACCGGGCATCACCGTCAATCTCTTCATAGCCCTTTCGGAGAGACTCTTCGTACGTGTCATCAGGAGATATACCGAATTTCGATGAGATGGCGGCGGACTTGTAGTAATCGTATACTGTCGCAGGGATTATTTGCGGGATACCAGCACCGTCAAAGGAACGGATGAACTCATCGCGGGAAACTCCCCGGTGCCGTCGTAATCGAAGTTGCTCAATAGTAAGGGCGCACAGCAGGATCGCGGCACTTATTACAGCAGCGAAGAGGAACGTGCTCACGGCTGCCACCCGAGACACTGGCTCATCCTATAAACGGACACTCCCAACCCAACGTAAGGAAGCCATCTGCCGAAAACTCCCCCGATTGTGTTGGAAGACCTCCATGTGAATGTTGCCGTACCGGGTGTACCGACAGGAGTGGGGATAGGTAGCCCCCTCGGTCCGCCTCGGAGTATCGTCGATGCGATTGACGTGCCCCCCTTGGCGGCAGCTGGGGCGAATCGCTTTGGTACGATCTCCATTGACGGCACTACGGCCGCCGTCTCAATCCCATATCCCAAAGCGACGCAGCCCAGGTCATGAGCCGTGCGCTGGTATGCCAACTCAAGCGTTTGCCTCGCGGCCTCTCTGAGAGGTTGCTCGTCTTTCGGTTTGCTCCTCTGCTGGTCTCGACGCCATGCCTCCAACTGCATGCGCAGCATCTCAGCCTGAGCTTCGGCGGCATGATCCCGCTCCTTGGGTGCCTTCTCCGCAACAGTGATGCTCGTCGAGTCGGGCGCTACACACGGCCCATCCTCGCTATCGTGGTACTTGCCGTCGGCGCCCTTCCTGCATCGGCCCGTGGGATCAGTGAAGATCAGCGGGTTGTTCCGAACATAACTGAAGAGGTTCCACGACTGCGGCTCGAATGGATTTTGATCGACCAGCGGCTCATCCGGACTCGTAAACCTCCCCTGCGCCCCCGAGAAATACCTCGCCCCAAAATAATCGAGGCCCGTCTCCTGATCCCGTTCTTTGCCGGTAGACCCAATGGAGATCGCCACTTGCCTTCTCGTCAGCCACGCGGACTGGAACTTGCGATTGAGAAGCATCAAAGGTGTGCACTGGGATGTCCGCCCTCCGGCTCGTCGTACCGATAACCATGTCCGAAGAGTCTCGTCGTACTCGCAGGACGGGCCAAGCGCTGGCTGAAGGACGGCCGAATCCGCAAGCGAAGTTTTGGCGTGGCCGGAAAGCACAGACGCCGACAGCAGAATCAGAATCAGCGTGACCCAGAGTCGAATGAGAAGGCGCATGATCATCCTTCGCGCCGGTTGATCAACAGATCGCGGTCAGGGTCAAAGCCACTCAAGCCCAAAGCTTCCAAGGGAAGGTCAAACGCGACTGCCTGTTGTTGCATCAGTGTCACGATTTCGTAGTAGGCCGTCACCCGCCCGAGTTGAAACTGGTGGTCCTCGGTACCCCGGGCGTCGGTTTCCTGCTGTTTCGCGGCCAGCGCATGCTCCTTCAGTAACTGACCGAAGTCCAGCAGGTAGTGATCAGCAACTCGTTCCGACATTCCTTCACCCCTCACTGCTGCTGCTTCCGCAATCGCTTCAGAATCTCAAGCTGCTCTCGCTGCCGCTGGACATCGGACAACCACTTCTCATTGACCAAAGCTCTTTGCTGCCGTGGATCGAGCTTGTCGAACCCCTCAATGTACTTGCCGGGAGATTTAATCTTGTCCAGATGTGTGGCGATCTGCCTTTCAAGCGATCCAATCCCTCTCTCCAGTTCGGCGGCGCTCTTGCCGAGGTAGTTCCTGAGGAATCCAGCGTGCCGCCCACCCTCCAGAGCGATTTCATAGGCCCCCTTCACGGCTCCAGAGGGTGTCGGCGTGGCGAGGTTCGGAGCCTGGGAGTTGGTCACCGTCTCGATCGCAGACTGAGTTAACTCTTGACCGCTCTGCGAATTCGAGAATCTTGTAAGCGCATTGTAGATCGCCGGGCCAAAACGGACCAGACCGGCGATTCCCGCTTCAGGTGCAAAGATCGCTGCCGCGAGGCCCACCGCTGGCGCAGCTGCAATCGCGATCTGTTCGCGGAAGGATCGCTGTGGCACCGTGATGATCTGACCACCGACTAAATACCGATTTCCGCCCAGCGGTATCGATGCGGCCTCGGCACCGTTCTCGTCGATATACCGCAAAGGATTGTTCAGGGCGTACGCGTATAGATTCCAGCGTTGAGGTTCGGCCAGGAAGCCGTCGTAGCCGAAAGAGGACTTGCTCGGATGATCCACAGGATCCGGGCTGGTAAACCTCTCCTGCGCCCCGCTAAAGTACCTGGCCCCAAAGTAATCGAGCCCCGTCTCGGCATCCCGTTCTTTGCCGGTGAACCTCGTCGTCAACTCCGACAGGGCTTCGCTCGACTCGTAGCCGTCGGTGGTGGCCCGCCCGTTCACGCCGGCCACCAGCGCTTCCCCGAACGGCTTGTAGTCGTACCGCCGCACCACACCGTTCTCGCCTTCCAGCAGCCGCACGTTGCCTAGGTGGTCCTGCACCAAATGGACCGTCCCCGTCAGAGCCGTCGTGCCCCCGTATTCCGCCACCAGCCGCCCCAGCCCGTCGTAGACAAACGCCGTTGTCTGCCCCGCCCGCGTCTTCTTCACCCGCCGCCCTTCGCCATCATAGACGTAATTCGTCGTGATGCTGTTCAGCGTGCTCGACACCAGGCGGTTCTCGGCGTCGTACTCAAACGTGAATCCCCCGATCGCCGTCTGATTGCCGGCCGCGTCGTAGATCGAGTTCTGAATCAACAACTGGTTCCTGTCGTTGAAATTCGACTGCGCCACCGGCGTGAACGGGTGCACGTCGTCGTTGACGCCGCCGCTGCGCCACTGGTTGCCCCAGCGGTCGTAGCCGAACGAGCGCGCCCATTGGCCTGAGTTCCACGCCGTTTCGCTGGCCGAAACCAGCCGGTTCAGCCCGTCATAACCGTAGCTCTGCGCCCAGCTCTTGCCCGGAATCTCGATCTGCTGGCTCATCACATTACCGTTGTTCGACGATGCCGTCCCGTAGCCCAGCGTGAGCCGCAGCCGGTCCCCACCGCTCTGCGCAGTGCCTACCATCACCTGCCACGCCTGCAGCCTCTCATTGTACGTCCGCGCCTCCCACCGCTGCCAGGATCCGCCGCCGCGCCTCACCTCTGCCAATTGCCCCGCAGCCGTGTAGCGGGCCTGGCTGGCGTAAGTCTTGCCCGCTCCCGCCAGCACTCCGCTCACCGAGACCGGCCGGCCCGCCACGTCGTAGCTGGTGGTCAGCGTCCGTCCCGAAGGCAGCACCGTCTCGATTTCCGCCCCGGCCAGGTTCCATTCGTGCCGAACCTCGTAGGTGACGCTGTCCTGAATCTGCCTCACCTTCCGCACGTGCCCGTGCGGGTGATACTTTACGTAGCGCCGCTCGATGCCGCCGCTTGTGACCCGCGTCAGCCGCCCCACGGTGTATCCCTCGAGGGCTTCATCGTAAGTGAAGCTGACCGGCGGAGTTGCGTCTGAGTAGGTCTTGCTTGTGATCCGGTCGGCGGCGTCGTAGCTCATCTGCACCCAACGCCCCAGCGCATCAGTTTTCCTGGTCAAGTTGCCATTGTCGTCATATTCGTACTGGATGGCGCCGTTTTCGGGGTTGCTTGCCAGGGTGAGGCGCGAAAGGGAATCGTATTGGAACGACCGGTTACGGGCCGCATTCGGCGGAGAGTACGTCACACTCACCAAATTCCCGGCGGCATCATAGGCATAGAGGGTGTCGTACGGACCCGGCTCGGTGACCTTCACAATCTGGCCGGCAGCGTTGGCGACGCGAGTGATCACTTTGGCGGCTGGATCCGTCGTCCGGGTTTCCGCGCCAGTGTATTCGATGATGGTCTGGGCGTTTCCGGGGTGGGTGATTAGGATGGGACGGTCGAGGGCGTCGTATTGGTATGTGGTGCACGCCAACGGCTCGCCGGGCAGCCGAGGATTGCACTCTAGAATCAGCCGGCCCAAGCCATCGTAAGTCTTCTGGGTGGCCGCTTCTCCTTCGGGGGCCAAGTAGGCGGATAGGGACGATCGGCCGAGGCCGTCCCAGCAGTTTCTCGATACCTGGCGCGCGTCGCCTGTTACGATCTGATCTTGGCGCGCCGTGACGCAGCGGCCCAGATCGTCGTAGTCGAACGTGGTTTGGCTCTGTTCCACGCCTGTGGCACGGGTGATCCGCTTGAGGCGGTCGAGAGGCTCCGGCACCCCCGACGAATCGTAAGAGTAAATGATCTGCACACCGTTGGGATCGGTCTGGGAAGCCACTTGGCCCGAGCCGGTCATATAAGTCCACAGCACGCTCTGCGCCAACGGATTCGTCTGGCGCGTCACGTAGGCGTATTGGTAAGCAGAACCATATTCGAACGCCGTTGCATAGCCGCGCGGGTTAATGACCTTGACGACATTGCCCAGTTGGTCGTATTGCAGGGCGGCATTCAGATAGCGGCTTTGCTCGGCCAGCCACCATTTCCACGTCGTGACATTGCCTCTGGCTCCCGGCGGCGCCTGATAGCCCGCCGGGGACGAGTAGATCAGCAGCGGCGCGTGGCCGTTCAGGGTGTCGTATTGATCGTATTCGAGCGAGTGGCGCGCCTTCACGACGCCGCTTCGTCTCACCTCGACCGTATCCACAAGAGAGCGGAGGTGCGCCACTGGCGTTCCATCCGGGACGCCTGGCGCGCTGGTCCCGATGGCGGAGGCCGTGTAGTTGTAGCTCGTCGCCGTGGTCCGGATCTCGGCTCCGCCGTAGTCGTAGAGGGTCTCCGATGTGACGTTGTTGTAAAGGTCGTAGCTGAAGGTTTGCTGCGACGACGGGTTGCCGGCCGCATTGAGCCAGGTCTGCGTGCGGCTGTTGACGTGCGGGTTGTATTCGGGGCGGTGGAGTTCACTCATGGACTCAAACCAGCAGCCCGCACAGGCATTCTGACCCCATTGCTGCTGGATGCGCTGCAATGCCGGGTATTCAGTCTGGAACTCCTTTCCCTCTTTGAATCCTGCGTACCCGATGGCCGAGCGGTAGACGGATTGTCTCGGAGAGGCATGGAAGGAGTGGACCTCCCGGCGCAATTCAACGCCCCCGCCATTGCGATGAACCACGGTCACCACAGTTTCTCCGAGGGTGGAGCTGCCGGGGTCCGTGTCAGCGGCCGAATACTCGGTGTCGAGCAGCAGGCTTCCGTCGGCGTTGTACGCGCGCCGCCGGACGACCCGGCGGTAGACGATGTCGGCGTCCGTGCTGACGGCTCCCGGAAAAACCCCTCCGTCCACGCCGCCCGTCAAGCCATTTCTCCATTCGTACTCGTAGCGGCCCCCGGTCGGCAAAACGATCTTTGTCACTTCCCCGTGGGCGTTGTAGTAGAAATCATACGCCGTGCCGTTGGGCAGTTCCACCCGGCTCACCACCCGGGGATTGTAAGGCCCGCCGGCGTCGATAATGCCGTGGAAACCATCCGGGAACAACTCGGATAACTTTCTCGTGGACGCGGCGCCGAACAGGCGGTTTGACAGCAGGTCGTATCGAACCACAATTGCCTTGAGGGCGCCGTTGGCCCCCGGGTAGCTGATGGTCCAGGTGTCAGGTCCGGCAATCCATCTCACCTCCCGGCCGCGTGGCGACCGCGCACCAACGATCTGTCCGTTCTCGACGATCGCCGAGAGCACGTTCCCGTTCCGGTCCCGCACCGAGGTGACCTGCGAGTCCGTTACCCGCAGCACTTGCCCGTTCCGGCTGTACAGGTATCCGCTAACTGGCACGTAGACATCTCCGGCCGTGGCCTCCAGCGCATCTGCCAGGCTTGTGTCGGCGATGAAGCTCATCGCAGAACCATCAAACGCCTCGAAGATCCGCCCGCGGTCAGCCCCGCTGGCCGTGCAGTACAAGTTGTTCTGCCGCGGCTCGCCCTTGTACTTCTGATCTCGCAGTTCCACCTCGCTGCCGTCGCCGGCCTTGTACGTCAGCCGCAGCAACGTCGTGTTCGGCTGCGCCGTCTGATAGGAGCCGCAATCGAGCACGCTGGCCGCTCCGACCCGCCCCTGGACACGCCCGAGGCTCAGGTTCAGGCCGCTGTCCAGCCAGGCGCTGTCATAAATCGTCATGAGCAAGCCCACCCCGTCCTGATACTGCTTCTGCGTGACCCAATTCCTCTGCAGTTGCAGCATGACCGTATGGGAGACCTCGCCTCGGTCGCTGAGCGTGTACAGGGGTAGGCGCACGTTGAGCTTGCCATTGAATAGATTGATTGTTTCGATGTCGCTGAGCGCGTAGCTTCCAGCCGGAGTGCCCGGCTCGGCGGCCCGGGGAGTGTAGCCGTCGACGATGGTCTTCCACGGCTGCGCCTGCACCGTCATCGACGCGGCCAACACGGCCAGCGCGAGAATGCGCGCCCTGGGGTGGTCAATGCGAATCTTCAGGCTCTCTCTCATCGCGCCGGCTCCTTCATTCGACCGCGATCACGCACCGCTGCTTGGCGGATGCACCGAGCTGCAACACGTACTCTCCTTTGACCAGCCGCAGCCTTCTCTGCAGCCCCGCCAGCTTGGTTCCGGCGCGCTCCGGCGCCAGGACGCTAACGCCGCTGCGGGCCAGGCGGAGTCCTTCGAGGGTTGTTCCGCCCCGGCTCCTGACCTGGAGAATAACGTCGCCTTCCGCTACTCGGATCGACTGCGGCAGGCAACCAAACTCGTCGATTTCCATCCAGACAAACTGGGGCTGCGGCGGTGGCGCGGCCAGCGCTGCCGCACCGGCGGCCAGCAAGCATGCTGCCCATGCCAGCCGGGCCAGTCCTCTCGCGGCCGCAAACCTCACTTTCGTCACTCCGCTGCCGCCCAATAGCATCGCGTCCGCACCATCAAAGGATTGAGAAAATCGTCTCGTCATCGGTCTTGCCTCGCCCTCCTACTTCTTCCCGCTCACCTGCACGCGCAGCTCTTTGGTTTTCGTCTCGCGCGGCAGCTTCAATTCCGCTGTGAGGCCGTCGGCGGCGGCCGAGAATTCCGCCCGCCCGGTGGCCGCCTCCGCCAGCACGACGTCGCGGCTGGCCACAGTCAGCGTCAGGGCGGTCTCCACCGGCACGGCCAGCCGGTATTCCCTCGCCGCGCCGGACTGGCCGGCCAGCCGCATCGCCAGCATCGGTGTGCCCGGCCGGTAGACGCGCAGATCCAGGGCCGGCCGCTTCTGCGCGGCTTCGTCGATTTTCATGAGCACAGCGCCCGGATCGGCCACCCGCACCGTCAGTTCGGCGCCCTCGGCAACCGCCACGCGCAGCCGCTCCGGCGCCGCCGCGCCCGCCTTCACTTCCACTCCGACCGGGAATCCGCCCCACAGGCACGGGTCCAGCAGCGCGCCCTCGGCGAACGGCACGCAGGCGCGGTACTTGCCGTCCGGCACTCCGCTGATCGAGAAGCCGCCCCGTTCGTCGGTCCTGGCCATCAGATTCCGGGCCACCAGCACGCCAGGCTCGGCCGGCACCAGCGAGACGACCGCTCCGGCCACCGGCCTTCCCTCGATCGTCTCCACCGCGCCCGACACCGTGCCGCCCGCAGCTTCCTGCGCTGCGCCAGGCGCTTGCGCCGCCAGCAAAGCCGCCGCCAGCAGCATCGCCCGCATCGCTTTCCAGGCTTTCATCGCTTTCATGCCTCCTTGATTGGCTCCGCCACGCCGCGCCTCACTGATAGGTCTGGAACCCATCCACGTCCACCCAGTGCCACTGCGACGCCGACTGCTTCGTTCCTGACACGTAAATCCGAATCGTGTGAAGGCCCCGGGCCAGACCGCCGAACATCCGGCTGGACTGCCACTCGATGGTGGGCGAGTATTGGTCCACGGAGCCCACGTATTGGCCGTCGATGTAGACATAGGCGATGCCCCGGTTGAAGGCCTTCGTGTAGTAGTACTGGATGCCGGTGCCGTAGAAGGAGAATTCGACCGAGGCCCAGGCCGTGTCCGAGTAGCTGATGGTGCCGTTCTTGGGCTGGCTGAACTGCGTGTCGTGATACCAGTTCGAGGCGTACAAGACCTCCGGATGGAAATCGTCATAGAAGCCGGGCGGAGGCGGCGGCGGCACGCAGGTGACGTTGGTCACCCGGAAGCCCCAGCCGTTGCCGCTGGCATTCGACACCAGTTGCAGGAAGACCGACGAGCCAGGCACTGAGATGGTCTGTCCGGCGAGCGTGGAGCCGCTGAACGGGCTGCCGGAAATGGCGTAGCCGTTGAAATCGGTCACATACAGCCAGTCGCCTGACTGGAGGAAGGTCTGCGAGTCAAACGTCACATTCAGCGAGCCGCAGCTTCCGTTGTAGTAGTAACTCCAGCTCTGATTCGTGCTGTTGGGATACGGGTGCGGCGACTCCGGATACGGCGTCGACGTCACCGTGATCGACGCGCTGGCCGTCTGGCCGAACGCCTCCACCCCCTGGTACAGCATGCGCCAGGCGAAGCTCTGCGTGCCCAGACTGGACGGTGCGGTGGCGTTGATCAGGATCGTCACGTCCTGCCCGGGCAGCACCTGCTGCACCGGCAGTTCGATGCTCGACACGCCCCAGGTGCTGTTGCCCTGCGGGTTCCAGCTCACCAGCCGGTGCGGCTGGCTCGGGTTCAAGCCGCTCGACTGCCAGATGTTCTGGCCCGTGTTGCGCACCGTGAGCGCCACCTGGAACGACTGTCCCGGGGCCACCTGCGACGGCGTCCAGAACTGGATGATCGACGACTGGCTGATCCCCGTGACGCCAGGAACGAGCCACTTGCCGACTTCCTGGTAGCCGACGATGTTGCCCGCATAATCGCTGGCCGCCGCCAGAACCGACTTCTGGCCCGAAAAGATGGGCTTGAATTGCAGGTCGAGCGTCAGCGTGAGCTGGTTGCCGTTGCGCGCCACGCTCGATGTCGCAGCGTATAGCGTGCAGTAGGAGTTCGTGGGCGCTTGCGCTGCGCCCAGAGGCACGTCGGTCCAGGTGCCGTTGTCCAGGCGGAAGCCGAGCAGATTGAACTCCGCGTTGAAAGAGATCTGGCAGGTATAGGCCCAATCGGACAGGAACACCGTCTGGAACCCGCTGATGTCGCCCTCGCCCTGCGCGTCGCTCACCGTGAAGGCAAACTGCTGCCGCGTGCCGCTGCTGTTGTTCGGCGACATCGTGTACAGCGTTGGCGGCTGGCTCGGCTGGATCGTGATCAAGGCCGTGGCCGAGGCCGAGGAGCCATTCACGCTTGCCTTCACGGTCGCCGTTTGCGTGGAAACCACTCCCTGCGGGGCCGTGTAGGTGGCCGTGAGCCCGCTGGCGCTCAGTGTCCCTGCGCCGGACTCGAGTGTCCATGTCACGCCCGCTTCGCCGCAATAAATGGACTTCGATGCCGAAAAGGTCTGCTTCCGGCCCGAGTACACCGTGGCCGAGGTTGGGCTGATGTTGACCGTGCAAGGCGGGATCACCGTTACTGTGGCTGAGCCGAACTTGCTCGTATCGGCCTGACTCGTAGCCCGGATCGTGAATTGTGTCTGCGTGGAGACTGTCGGCGCCGTGTATAGCCCATTCTGATCGATCGTGCCGCCACCGCTCTCCACCACGCTCCATGTCACGTTCTCATTTGAAGTTCCCGTGACGGTTTTGGTGAACTGCACGGTGCCGCCGGACACCACAGTGGCCGTGGGCGGACTGACGGTCACCGTGACCGGATTCACCGTGACGGTCGCGGTGCCGAACGTCGTGGAATCGGCCTGGCTTGTGGCCCGGATCGTGAATTGTGTCTGCGTGGAGACTGTCGGCGCCGTGTATAGCCCATTCTGATCGATCGTGCCCCCACCGCTCTCCACCACGCTCCACGTCACATTTTGATTTGAAGTTCCCGTGACGGTTTTGGTGAACTGCACGGTTCCGCCGGACCCCACAGTGGCCGTGGCCGGATTAACGGTCACCGTGATCGGATTCACCGTGACGGTCGCGGTGCCGAACGTCGTGGAATCCGCCAGACTTGTGGCCCGGATCGTGAATTGCGACTGTGTGGAGACTGTCGGCGCCGTGTATAGCCCATTCTGATTGATCGTGCCGCCGCCGCTATCCACCACGCTCCACGTCACGTTATCATTTGAAGTTCCCGTGACGGTCTTGGTGAACTGCACGGTGCCGCCCGAGGCCACCGTGGCCGAGGAGGGAGACACCGTGACCACGATCGGCGGAGGCGGCGGATTCTCAATCGCGATCGCCCGGCCCCCGAAGTAGATGTATTCCCTCGTGGGCGTCTGCCCGGCGGCCGCGGCCGCCCAGAGAATTCCGATGATCAGGCATCCGAGCCGCCTAGCTGAGAGGGGATGATAGCAGGAGGGCATAAGAGTTCTTCTTGAGCCGTCGCTCTTGCGAGTACGCACGAGAACCGTACTCAGCGGCAAAGAACAAGCGGAATCGGCGGCAGATTTCTTTCGCAATCCGTGCTGCTCGGTTCTGCTATTGTCGCCGCTGTGCTCGATTATTGCCTGCTAGCCTACGCATTTCTCGATTGGCAAACCCATAGGATTAATCTGATACTGGGCGAGTAATATACCGAGCACAGCACGAACTTGCCTGTGATTCACGCATGTTTATTTGACTTCCGGAACCGTATTTCAATGATCAAGACATCGAGGACGTATCCGTGCATGGCTGTGCCATCAGAACGTCAAAGGATTCGATTCCGCGGCCATTCCGTAAGAAACCTGTGCGCCGGCGCCGCCGGATTGGAATGTACGCTTGATTTTGATCGGACATGCCAGAAGCAGCGCGCCAGCCAAGGCGTGATATTTAGCTGGGGATGTTCTCCCCGCCCACCGGACGCGCCGCGCGGTCCAAGGCTGGGCCCTAACCAGCATTGCGGGGAATCCCCTATCTGGCATTTCAGTCTTGCGAAATACAATCAAACACAGGCTCGAATCAGCCGAAATGGCCCTATATTGGTGGTGTGCAGGTGAAGCGGTCCCCGTGTTGGCAGTCTGCGCCGCGCCAGCTGGATGGAAACCTCCGTCCGCCCATGCGAATCGCCGTCGAGGCAGCTGCGCGGCAATCAGGGCATCGGCCGGAGATGCCTCGCCTCCATCGTCTTGCGCTTTCGAATGCTGCGATTGCGCGCGGGCATTCCTTCACCTGTGGCGCTTTCCGTCAAAGGCGCCCGGGGCCATTGGGAAATCGCCTGGACTGCACAGTACTACGCAGACGACTCGATGCTTACGGTAGGGGAATTGCTTCACAGCCACCTCCGTGGCGGGGAAGACAACCACTTCCTATGGATGGAAAGAACGATGTTGGTTCCCATTCCTGGACTTGGGATCGTGCACCGCTGCGACCAGACCGGTGCTGGTTTCGTCTTGCACCTGGAAGGAGTGCCGGCCGCGCTCCGGCCCCAGGATGTTCTGCCGACCGGCGAGCGGGCGGCGTTCGCCGTGTGGCAGGCCGTGCTCGGCGGAGGCGTGCGCCTCGACGAGCCGCAGATCGACGTCCTGGCCCAGTTTATCGCCGAAGGGATGTGAGAAATTGGTGAACCAACGGCAGAACCCTCGCACGTCCCATCGCGTTGAGGGCAGACTGCAAGTGCTTGGGGCCGGACAGGCCCCCATGCCATGCGTGGTCGAGTCCATGGCGGGCGGCGGCGTGCGTGCCTCGGCGGCGCATCCGGTCAGCGCCGGTGCGCCGGTGATGCTGGAGATGCACGAGCGGTGGCTCACCGGCGAGGTGGTTTCTTGCAGGCCGTTGCTCGAAGGTTACGTGTTGAGCTTGCATCTGCATGGGGACGGCAGCTCCGGGAGCGGGGAGGGGATCTGAGCCAGGCTGCGGCGCATGGCAGCCAGCCGCCCGCGCACGTCCTCTGCCGCGAGGATTCACAAGCGGCGCGGCGCCTGCATGAGACGACTGAATCCCGCCGTCAGGAGCCTGCTGTTGGCGTGCAGGCGTCCGCGAGGCTCGGCTGGGCCGCCGGCGCGGCCTTGCCCGGAGGCCTTGCCCTCCAATTCCGGCCGCCGGTATGATCGAAGCGTGGCAGGCAGTCTGATCTTCGGCGCCGTCGCTGTCCTGGCGATCTTCCTGCTGCTCCGTTTTCTCCACCTGCTCGGGTTTCTCGGCTACTGCATTCTGGCGGCAATCGCCGCGGCTGTCGCTGGCGGTTTCCGTCTGCTGCCGCGCCTGATCCGCGCTTCCTTCTGGCCATTGCTGAAACTGGCGCAACTGGCAGGGTGGATGCGCAGGCAGTGCGCCGGCGCTCATGGATGATCCGAGAAGAGCGTCGCAGAGGCAAGAGTTCGTTCCTCATCCACTCCCGCCTCGATCGCAGAGTTAAGCTCGCCTCCCGCAGCCGGGCCGCTGCGGACAGATTGGATCCTCATGGATTTGAGTAGAGCAAGACGTAGCCGAGAGTGGCTCCGTCGGGCGTTTTGACTTTGATCACTCCCACCCACCCGGACGGGTTGCTGGCCGCGCCGAGTTCCGCAAGGCGGTAGCCATTGCCGGAGCCGCCCGCGAGGATGAGTTCGCCGTTGGCGGTGAGCTCAAGGAGGGTGCTGTCAGCGAGGTTGGAGCCGGGGCCGTGGATCTTGAGGGGTGAGGTGGTCGAGTCAGGGGCGCCGATGACGGCGGGGCCGGCGGCGAGGCCGGAGGCGATGTGCGGCGTTTGAGAGGCCCAGGTGCGGGAGTAGGCTTTCTGTGGATCGTTCCCCTGTTGGAGGCAGGCGCCCCAGAGGTGGATGTCGCCGGTGGTCCAATCGTCGCCGTTGGCGGCGTACTGGCGGACGACGATCCACAGGCCGGTCTGGCCGCTCGCGAGGGTGCCGGTGATATTGAAGCGCTGCCAGGAGGTCGTGAGCGTGATCTGAGTCGGACCCGCCAGGTAGCTGGCATAGGGGTTATCGACGATGGCGAGGGACACCTTTCGCGTGCCGGAAGCGACACGCGCCCAAACGTAGAACGTGTACGTGCCGCCGTCGGTGAGGCCTGCGATCTGCTGCTGGATGACGGGCGTCGAGGTCACGGCGGTGATCACGTCCGCGGTCTGGTTGCCGTCTGGCGCGATGATCGCGTTCGACATCACGGTACAGGATCCACCGTTCTTGTCCCAGGTGGATGCGGCGAAGTCCTCCGAGTGCTTCGCCATGTTCTCGAGCGGGCCGCCGATGGTCTGGTGCGGGCCGCAATCGATGGGCCCGGTGAAGCGCTCGCCCGCGCGGTTGGCGGGGACGTAGCCGAGGGCGTTGGTGATTTCGCCCGCTTCGGGCGGGCTCGCGCTGATGGTCACGCTGACACGGTCGTTGGCCGGATCGTCAGCGGCAGCCAGCGAGACGCGCGTGCCCTGGACCAAGTTCAGCGCCCGGCGCGTGCCGACGTCGGCGCCGTCTTTCTGGACCTTGTGGGGGAGTTCACCGCTCACGATGTCGGTAGCCGTGTGCGTGTGGGCGGGCAGATCGCCAGCCGCGAGGATCGATCCTGAGGTCACCCGGCCTTTGGCGTCGACTGTCACCTTCGGAAAAGTCCCTGGCGTGACACCAGACGGCGGCATCGAGAGGACGCCTGAATCGACGGCGAGGCCCCCATCTGGGTCGATCTGCACGATGCCCTTGTTGCCGTAGCCAGCGTCCGGGTAGGAGAACGCTCCAAACGTCTGCCCGGGCGCGAAATCGATGACTGCATCGGCCACGAGGTGATCGTTCGAGTTCAATGCCAGGCCCAGATCGCCCGAGCCGTCGGCCTTGCGCCACTTCACCGCTCCGGTGTTGGGCAGCCGGACCAGCCCGGTCGCAGCCTTGCTCCCGGAGCCGAACTCCGCGCCGTCGACAAAGGTCTTCTCGCCGGTCATGCTCACCGGGCCGTCCTTGCGGACGTAGTTCCGGCTGGACGCGACCCCAAATTCCTGCTCGACCGCGACTACGGCTTCCTGGAGCGCCTTGATGTACGCCGAGACCATGTTGGCGCGCACGGTTGCGCCGGAGGTGTGCTGCGTCGCCACCGTCCCGAACGCTCCGCGCTGGCAGCCGGTGAACTGCGTGGCGGTCTTGCCGGTGTAGACGATCAGTTCGTCGTCAATGGAGAGAATCCCATACTCGTCTGGAAAGCCCACGCCGGTGGACTCAACGGCGATGGTCGTGTCGCCGGCGTAGACCGGCATCGTGGTGATGGTTTCGAGCGGCTTGGCCGAGAAGGCGTCGGCGGGCGAGTAGAGGCTCGAGGCGTCGTCGATCGCGTTCGGGTAATTGCTCATCCGTTCAACCTCCTCGCGTTCAGCCGGAACGTGTTCATCCGGCTGCTGGCCTCAGGCGCATACGCTACAGCGACGGGCGCTTCGGGCGAGCGCGCAGCGCGAGGCCGGCGATAGGAAACAAGGGTTGCCGTGGACTGTGCTGGCACTTCGAGCGGCAGGGCCCGAGAGTTCAGGCAGAACTGGTCGAAAGCCCAGAAGCAGAAGGAATACAGGCCGCGATTGCGCCACATGCCGTAAGCCTCGGGCATTGGCGGATCGGGCGGTCCGTAGATGCCCGCCAGGTACATGCACTCCGACGCCGGGCGGCCGAGCTTCAGCGGAAACTCGAGCGTCTGCCGCATGAGCCGCGCGTTCTTCTGCCAGACGTCATAATCGAAACCCTCCGCGCGGAAGTACTTCACGCCGTAGGCGGAGGTTTTCCATTCGTTCGGCAAGTTCACGTGGAAGTTGAGCGCGCGGAAGGCTGGATCCGGCGCGGGCTTGCCCTGATTGGCATCGAGCGGCCAGAGGCACTCGAACACTGCTGAGGGATGGTACCGCCGGACGTAGCTGATGACCTCGTCGCAGTACTCCCAGATTCGGTCGCGCAGGAAGTCAGCGGTCTCGTACGGGTGAGCCGGGTCGCCAACCGGATCATCCGTGTTGCGCCGGAACGGCCAGATCTGGCGGCCATGACGCTGCTGGAACGCCGCAATCGTCTCCGCGTCGTAGAACGGCATCCCGCCGTTGGGATCCAGGCCATCCTCCGAGGGGCCGATGTTGTCGAAGTACCACCACTGCGTCTCGCCAAACTGGAGCACGATGGGCAGACGCGCAGCGGCCAGCTCGTCGGCGCACTCCTTGTACATCTGCTTGAGGTAGTCCCGCACGCGCGCGCCGAAGTGCATCTGATGGGACGGGATGGGGAGGAACACCTCCTGCCCGGGCGAGACCACGCCGTTTTCGTAGTGCAGATAACGCGCCTGCATCTCGGCCGGTGGCCGGTAGCACTCCATGGAGAAGGCGAAGCTGGCTTCGATGCCGGCCTGTTTGAACTCGCGGGCCAAATCCCGGATCCAGTTCCTTGCGCCGTGGGTCATCACGGGCGAGATCGAGTCGATCATCTCCCAGTCGCCCTCGGCACCCGGTTGATTGAGCGGTGGAGTGCCGTGGAAGACGGAGAACTGCGCGCTCGTGGAGATCGAGAACGCATAGCTCGGGGCGCGGGAGCGGAGGTGAAGGGTATTGCCGTCGCTTGTGCACCAGACGCCAGGGAAGGTGACGTTGATCATCGCACGCAGGTGCGCGGTGATGTCCGCAGTCGCGAGGCCCGCGCCGGGCGAAAAGTACAGCGTCGTGCCGGCTTGCTGCTCGAGCGGATCGCCCAGCGTGATCCAGAGCGGCTGGTCGGGCTCCCAGGAGCCGAGCACGAGCGTGCAATTCGGGTAGGTCGCCTCGATGCGGCGGCGCTTGTTGTTCCAGAAGACGCCCATGTAGACGTCGGCGTGGCCCATGAAGCCGAGCTGCTTCAGGTGCCATGCGTGCCAGGCGGGCGGCTTCTTGTAACCGTGATCGGTGTCGAAGTCGATGGCGAGCGAGACGTCCGGGTAGATCTTCGGAGGGTCCGGCGGGTCTTGAGGCTCAAGCGGCCAGAGGTAGTCGAAGTAGAAGTAGTAGCCATTGCTCGACGGGTGCTTGTCAAACAGCGCGCGGATCTCGACCGTGTGCGTCCCGCCAGGCAGTGCAGCAGCGAGTTTCTTCATCGCCGCGAGGCCGTTGTAGTCGTTGAGATACAGATCGTGGACGACGGGTGCACCGCCGTCGATGCGCACTTCAATCCGGCCAGCATCACGGCCGAGCCAGGTGCCGAGGTAGAGATCGTGCTCACGCGGGTAGGAGTAACGGATGGTCACAGCCCGCCGGTCCTGGGCGTCGTTTGGCGCGCAGCGTTTGGCATGGCCGAGCGACCACCACTGGGTGGGCCAGCCGGTGCCGTAGGCGTAGTTCTCCCAGAATCCCACATACCGGCAGCGGCCATCGGATTCTTCAATGCGGGGCGCATCGCCGCCGACCTTCAGTGTCCGGTCGCCGGTGACCGTGAGATTCGAGATCCGCACCTGCCACTCGATGTCGGAGCGCGTGCCGGTGATGGTCGAGATCCGCTGGACGCGCGTGCCGGGTGTCCAAGCCTGCGGCGTCGAGGAGTCCTCGCCGCGGCGCACAAGCACGCGGTAGTGCCAGGAGGACGGATCGTCAGGATCGGGCTTCGCGAGGCCGAAGTTGGCGAGGCAGGCGATGCGTTCTTCGACCGTCGGAGTGCCGACGTAGTACTTGCGGCCCGCGAACATCTGGTCGGCGTCCGTGAGGCGCCACTCTTCTTCGGTGCCAGGCGGGACGGCGCTGACAGCCTCCTTCAGCCGCCCGCCCTCGCGCAGGCCTGCCTCGACGTCCTCAAATCGAGGCGCAAAGGTGAGGTGCACCTTGACGATGTCGCCGGCGGGCACGGGCACGAGCGCGCTGCGGTCGCCGTTCCTGTAGCCGGTGAGAGAAGCGAACGGGAACGTGAAGCGATACAAGCGCTCGTTGCCCGCGCCCTGAACGGCGGTGGCAAACACTGCCGCGCCATCCTTCAGTCCGACGATCTGATTGTCGCCAGCGGCCGAGAGGTGCACGGGTATGCCGTTGGCGTCACGGCCGTATTCGCCGAGTTGGCCGGCCAGTTTCAACTTGAGCTCTGCGGACGTGTTGGTGATGCTGAACTGATCGACAGCCAGACTGTTCGGCTGCACGCCATAATCTGGCTGCGGCGCGTCCACCATGCGGCTCTTCAGCACCCTTCCGAAGTGCCGGGCGCGCGGCAACACCCGGCATACCGCCCCGGCCAGGTGGCGTTTGCTGAAGTGCGCCGTGAAGCTTCCGCTCGACACCGAGAGGACCTTGACGACCTCGTCGTCGGCGCCTCCGATATCCAGCCCCACATAGTCGCCCTCGCGGATCTCGACCGATGACGCCACGCGAGCGGTATAGACGCCCGGCACGAACCGGGTGAGCGTCGCCGGCGCCGACCCGCTGTTCGACCAGACGACAATGGGGCCGTGCACGCCGGGCTTCAGCGCCACGGTGACGACGTTGCCCGAGGCCGAGCAGGTGACCAGGCTGTCGACGTTCGGATCGTTGTTGAACCAGTTGGCGAAAAACTGGGCGATCTCCGAAGCGTCCGTGAATCCGCTCTGAGGTCCGACCGCGACGGTCGTGTTGTTGATGAAGAAGTTGTGCCAGAACCATGGGTCATCTTGCCACCAGATGGCCTGGTCGGTCGAAGGGGCGTCCGGGCTGCCGATGTCATGAGTGAGTTCTGTCTCGAGTTCGCAGAATGCGATCGCCTCGGCCGAGGAACTCGACCATCTCGTGCCCATGAAGTAGACGTAGGCCTTGTCGGTGAGCGCCGGCGTGGGCTTGCCGACGAGCAGCTCGTCAAGAGTAGCGGCATCGCGGTCGTGAAGCGAGAAGCCGAAGCTACCGGGAGTGTAGTCGCCTGAAACGACTGCGGCGTGGTGCGTCAGCGGGACTTCGTAGATGTCGCCCGCGCCGGTCGTGATGGTGAGCTTGTCCCAGCCGACCGAGGCGTACCGCACGCAGTCGGGCCGGACGTTGCCCTCCTCGCCGTTGACCGGCAAGATCTCCATGTCGTACTGGAGGGTCAGCCCGGAGAGATCCGTCACCGGGAGCGGCTTCAGGCGCAGATGGTTGAAGTAGTCGTAGGCCGAGAAAAGCTGGACGTTGGCGAAGTCCTCAGCCGCCTGGAAGATGCCGGAGATCTGGAAGCCGGTCTCGGTGGCGTCGTGGAGCGTGGTCGTCGCCGCGCGGCCGGAGAAGCCCTGGAGTTGAACCGTGCGGCGGGGATCGAAGAGCAGAAGCGGTTGGGAAGGCATCGTGCGAAGTAAGCCCTTGACTCTATACCTAGGTACAGGGTTTACGCTCAAATTGTGGCAACCAGGAGATTGTCGAATGAGCCTGAGAATTGGCGATGTCGCTGAGCGTGCCGGGGTGAACCTCCAGACGATTCGCTATTACGAGCGGGAGGGGCTGCTGCCGCCGCCGCGGCTCGCGTCGGGATACCGGGTGTTCTCCGATTCAGCAGTGCGGCAAGTGCGCTTCATCAAACGTGCGCAGGAGTTGGGCTTTTCACTCGCTGAGATCCGCGATCTGCTCTCGCTGCGAGCGAGCGCGGGAGCTGGCGCCCAGGACATGCGCAGGCGGGCAAGGGCAAAGATCATCGATATAGAAGATAAGATCCGGAGCTTGCAAGCGATGAAGGAGGCGCTCGCCACGCTCGCAGAGCGCTGCCCTGGCTGTGGTCCGCTGAGCGATTGCCCCATCCTCGATGCACTCGACGAGCAAGGAGCAGACCTGTGATGTGGAAGCGTGTCATTGGCATTCTGCCCGGCATCGGCGTGTCGCTGTTGCCAAAAGTGACGTGCCCGATGTGTTGGCCGGCTTATGCGGGGCTGCTCACGTCTTTGGGGCTCGGCGTCCTCTTGTCCGCCAGGTATCTGCTGCCGGTGACGGCGGTGTTTTTGTTCATCGCCGTTGCCGCATTGGGCTTTCGCGCCAAGGCTCGTCGGGGCTACGGTCCGATGGTGTTGGGCGCCGTAGCCGCTGTCGGTGTCATTGTTGGCAAGTTTTATCTCGCATCGGATGCAGCGCTCTATTCCGCGGTCTCGCTACTTGTGGCGGCGTCTCTGTGGAATAGTTGGCCGCGTCCGACGAAGGCTCAATTGTACGGCCTGCCAGCTAGCAGTGAGTTAATCCAACTACATGTAAAGGAGAACTGATCATGGCTGAAATGAAACGGAAAGTGGAAGTGTTTAGCGCCGGATGCCCGGCGTGCGAAGAGACAATCGCGCTCGTGAAGAGCATATCGTGTGAATCCTGTGACGTCACCGTGCTCCACATGAGGCAGGAGGATGTAGCAGCCCGAGCAAAGGCGCTGGGCATTCACCGCGTTCCGGCCGTGGTTATAAACGGAAAGTTGGCAGAGTGCTGCTCCGTACGTGGGCCGGAGGTGACCGTTTTGAAGGCTGAAGGCCTCGGCGTACGGCTGTGATCTTTACGTATCGTCAGGTCTGAATCACAACGGTCAAGTCCGCCCCCGCATCCGGCGAGGCGACGGCCAGGATATCGAATGCCAAGTCGTCGCCTTCGTTCAGGATGGGCGTCGGCCAGATCGTCGGCCGGATGCGCTCGCCCGCGGCATGGTCTTTAGTCACGATGGCATCAAAGGTCTGGTTCTCAGGATCGACGCTGATCACGCGCACGTACTCTTCGTTCGCGCCGCCGGGATCGAGGAAGACGAAGCCACCAGCCACAAGGCCAAGCCGGTTCGCGCCGTAGGAGGCTGTCTGCAAGCCCTGCGGATCGGGTCCGGCGGTCACCGCCGAGATCAGCACCAGGCCGTAATCGGCATAGGGAAGCCGACGCGTGGCGGGGAGCCCCAAGCCTTCGTTGTTGACCAGGAAGTCGTAGGTAGTCTTGTAGGCGTCCGGCAGCGCCTGAGCGATGCCCATGTACTCAAGCGGCTCCCACGTCGCGCCGCCGTCGCGACTGATCTTCACGAGAAACGCTGACTGTCCATCTGTCGTGCCGCGTTGGAGATAGGCGTATAGGCAGCGGATCGAGGCGGCGTCCTGCACCTTCATCGGGATGACGACGTTCTCCTGCACCGTGAGCGGGCCGGGCACCTGAAAGGTGTAAGCGCCTCCGTTGCACGTCCGCAGTCCCGGCATGTAGGGCTCGTTGTGGCGGGAGAGCGGGAAGACCGTGAACGGACCGTAGCCGAAGTGATTGGCCACGCCGACGAGCGCCGCCACGATGCAGGCGCTCGGCAGCTTCGCCTCGATCCTCGCGGGTAAGTCCGGCGTGCGGAAGAAGCCCTTGCGGACGCTGAAGGTGAACGTCTTCTGGTCGAGCTTGTAGAAGCGGATGCCGGCAAGATGCGCGCAGCGCAGCGTGCCGAAGGTTGCTTGGCCGTCGGGCACACCTGGGTAGGCGCGTTGGAGGTGAAACTCGCCGCTCGGCACGGCGTCGCCCGGCGCGCCGGGACCGATGATCTGAGCGCATTCGTAGGATCGCCGGCCAGGGTTCGCACGGTCGGCCGACTCATCGTTGAAGACAACGAAGTCGCCCACTCGGAAGACCCGTTGCGTATCGGGATTGACCGTGCAGACGACAGTTACTGGGTCGGTCGTCGCATCGATGGCGGTGTCGATGGACGCCCAGAGATCGGTGGTCAGCTCATCCACGTAGTAGAGCGCTAGGGTGATCTCGTAGGCGCCGACGATGTTCGAGTTGCCTGAGGCGTCGGGTTCAACTGTCATGTCGTCGATCGCGAACGTCCCGTAGTCGCCGAGGCGAGGAACGCCGTTCAGCACCCCAGGGACGCCAGTGTCGATAAGCACTTCTTCGGCAGGCGGTTCCGGCACAACGTCGGCAGGCTTCGGGCCGGCGACCAGGTCGTACATTGAGTCCGTCGTCGTGCGGCCCTGGATGTCGATCGAGTAGTCGCGGTTCAGCCGCCAGCCGGTCACGCGGAACTCGCCCTGCCCGCCCGGCATGTCCGGGTGGGTCATCGAGCACACCATGCCGGGTTCGGTGTTGAGCGCGAGTACCGTGGTGCGGAAGCTGATCTGGCGCGCCTTCTTCCACTCCTCCGGCGTGATGCCGCCCAATTCTTCGCGCAAGCGGACCGTGATGATCCGCGCCGCTTGGGACTTCGACGCCGTGCCGGAGAGATTCGCCGTCGACTTCAGAAACAGCGGCCCCGCGCCGCCGCCGATCAGCGTGGCGTGGTCGATGTCGTAAAGCGAGATGGAGTTGGCGACGAACTCGAAATCCTCGTCGGCGAAGTTGGCCGTCAGGTGGTTGAACGACGGTTTCAGTGGCGCGAGTTGCAGGCTGCGGAACAGGATGTTGCCTTCGGTGAACGCCTCAACCGCTGACGAGTTCACGCGGACGCCCAGTTTGAGCTTGCCATTGGCGAACGTGTAGTAGCCCAGGCAGTTCATCAAGACTTCCTGGAGCCAGTCGCGGAGCGGCTTCTCTTCCTGGAGCACGCCGCGGAACTTGAACTGGGTCTCCGTGCCCGTGCCAACTAGCTTCGACACTTGCTCGTTGCAGATCGCCGCCGCCGCGATGGCCGCATCCACGTCAAACAGGGTCTCGGCGAAATCGAGTTGCTCACTGGTGGCGCCCGCGCCCAGGCGCAGCCCTCTGGCGCGCAGGAGCATGTTGACCGCGATCCAGATTGGATTGGTCAGCGGCGGTCCGTAGACGCGCACGCCGGGCGAGGTCCACACCCAGCCGCTCAGCCCTTGGGCGACGATGGCCTCCATGGCGTGCTCACTCAGGCGCGAAAGTTGCAGGCCTTTGGCGTCCGAGCGCCGGATCATGAGGAACGCATGCCGGCTGCTCGCTCCGGGCCAGCGTCCGTGTCGAATCCGAATGTGGTTGGGTTCGGGTCGGGGCCCAAACTGGTCATCAGTCCGAGCGAGCCCGGATAGCCGTGATGGTATTGCCCGTCGAGCTTATGCCCGCTGCCATAAGCTCCCAGCGGACCTTCCCCCACGATGCCCACCGCTGCGCAAAAGTCGCTCTCGTCGCGGCCTGAAGCGATCTTGCAGTTCACGGGCATGGGCGAATCGGTGTAGATCTCGGGCAGGACCTGATCGTAAATCGAGTCGGCGACCAACGAGACGGAGGTAAGCGTTGAGCGCCCGAAGCCCCACACGCCCGTCGAGTTGTCCTTGATGCGCACGCCCTGCGGCTTGGCCATGATGCCGCCGTAGTAATCGTTCATGCCGTGGGCGCGGCAGCCGTTGGGCGTGTCGAAACCTTTGTCGCAGCGCGTTGGGTCGGCATCGGGGAAGTGGACCAGGTCAAGCGCTCCTTGCGAGGCGAAAGGGCAGGCCGCGGAATTGAACGGCTTCCAGCAAGTGCGCGAGATCTTGCGCGTGGGGTAGGGCAGGTTCAGCTCGTAGAGGCCGTCGGCGGCGGTGACGCGGAACTCCGGGCCCGAGTCGCAGGTCCAGTTGACGATGTTGCCCTTCCAGAGGTCGAGCTTGATCCCGGTGCCGACGTGGAACAGGCTGAAGGCGATCTCGGCGCGGAAGAGATCGACGTCGTTCGAGAGATCGCGCATCACACGGTCGGCGTTGCCGAAGGTGAACTGAGCCTCGTCGGACTCGTTGCCGACGGATTGCGAGATGCCGTCGAACTCGACCAGGCGCGCCTGGTAAAGCTGGCCGCCGATCGTGCAGCGGCGGTCGGAGACGTGGATCGCCGGGTAGCCGGGCTGGAGAGGCTGAATGCGGACGAGCGGGATGATCTCCTGGACCTGCGAGAGCAGCGCGGTCTGGAGCGCGGCGGGCGGGAAGCGGTTGACTGTCTGGTTGAGCGGGTAGGACGGGCTGGTCTGCGGAATTTCGATGAGCGTCACGCCGAGCGAGCAGGCCCAGTCGGCGACCATCTCCCAGGAGAGCGGCTCGTTGGCAAACCGGCAGGTGACGGGCATTGTGCCGATGCCACTGTCGTTCGGAGCGTTATAGGTGAAGGCGCCGTAGGGGCCGTACTTCGACTCCCAGAAATTGCGCAGGGCGATACGTTCGGCGTCACGGAGCCACTGCTTGCGGATGGTGAAGCGCCGGGCGCCAGTGCCAAGGAGGAAGCGCTGCTCCACCTTTGAATTGCCGCTTCCGAATTGGTGGACGACGACCGCATGGTCGCGACGCACCTCGAGCGGGTAATCGGGCACGAGCGGAAACACGCCCGACGGCACGATCTCCGGGACGGCGGTGTTGCCGATGAAGTCAGGCAAGTTCGATCAGCTCCAGCGTCAGATCAGCGCGCGCGAGGGTAGCACTCTGTTCCCATGGACCTGCGAAGCGCACGGTGTACCGGCCCACAACAGCCTGTCCCGTCGGATCGTACGAGAACCTCGGGCTGGTCTCGTAGGGGTCGTAGAAGTAAAACGGCTCCGTCGGGCCCTTGCGGGCGTCGTAGAAATCGCGAAGCGCCGTGAGTTGCGCCGACGTGAGCCGCTTCGCCAGCCGCCAGCGCTTGCGGCTGTTGGTTGCCTGGACGGAGCGCTGCGATTCGCCGTTGCGGTACTCGTTGTCGAGCACCGGATACTCGCGCTCATGGACGAAGGCGCGAGAGAGGCTCGCCGGCAGCACTGCAAGCGGTGCTGCGTTCTGTACTGAGCCGGGCATCAGGTGGTCACTAGGTCGATGAGTCTCTGGTCCGGGCGCGCGCCGATCTTGCGAGCGACGAAGCGCGCATAGTTGGCTGGATGATTGCCGTCCGTCGAGGGCGCGTAGACCCGGAACATTTCCTCTGCGGTCGGCAGCTTGCCCTGGGTGTACTTTCCATCGAGGTACTGCCCGACCAGGACGCGCAGGATACGCCAGCCCTCATCGATCGCTCGCTGGCTCATCTCTTCGCGAGAGGCTCCGGGAAACCGTTCAGATGCCCACGCCACGAAGTCCACATAACCGCGATGGGTGGGATACGGCCGGCCTCGCGCGTCGCGCCACTGCCGGATGTTTCCTGGGTTCGCGTTTCTCTGGGCAAGAGTCGGGTTCGCAGCGGTGACGTAGAAGCCCTCCATCTCGGCGATGGCCCACGCGATCTTGTCGATCAATTCTGCTCGCGTCATGACAGAATCAATCCTGGGCTGAGTTGCAGCCCGGTCATCTCGCGGCGGCCGGCGCTGGCTTTGGTCGCGGTCATCGCCGCCGATTGCACGGCGCGCGGATTCTCGA